ATGGCGGGCAAGCGCATCAAGATCGAGTATCGGTCGCTCGCCTCGCTCAAGCTGAACGAGCGCAACGCCCGCGTTCACGGCCCGGAGCAGGTCAACGAGATCGCGCGGTCCATCGAGCGGTTCGGGTTCGTCAACCCGATATTGGTCGATAAGGATTCGCTGATCATTGCGGGCGAGGGCCGCTTCACCGCCGCCCGCAAGCTTGGTCTTTCGGAAGCGCCGGTCATCGAACTGGTTGGCCTGACCGACGCGCAATGCCGCGCCCTGGCCTTGGCCGACAATCGCATTGCGCTCAATTCGGCGTGGGACGAGGAGTTGCTGCGGCAGGAGATCGAGGCGCTGCGCGGCATCGGCGAGGGGATCGAGGGCCTCGGCTTCGATGCCGACGAGATTCAAAAGCTGATGATCGACGAACTGCCGTCGGTCGTTTCGGAAATCCCGGTCAGCGATCTCAATGACCGGTTCTGGATTTCCGTGCGCGGTCCGCTGAAGGATCAGGCGGTGGCGCTCAAGCGTCTCACCGACATGATGTCGGACATGCCTGCGGTCGAGGTCGAGATCGGCACCATCGGGCTCGAGGACTAGATGGCGGAACGGCGATGGGCAAAGCGCGTAACGCGCACACAGGTGCGCATCCGCAACCATCGCGGCGGCAAGAGCGCCAAGATCACGATCCGGCACAACGTGCTCGCCGCCATCGGCCGCACCGCGCACGTGTTCGACGCCTATGCCGGATCAGGCGAGATGTTTCGCGAGGTCTGGCACAACGCGGCGGGCTACGTCGGCTGCGACACGGAGTGGTGCCGCGACGGGCGCACGTTGTTCGTCTGCGACAATCGCCGCGTCATGCGGGCGATTGATCTCAACCGGTTTTCAATTTTCGATTTCGATGCCTTTGGTTCGGCGTGGCATCAAATGCTGATCCTCTCGGCGCGACGTGCTGTCCAGGCGGACGAGAGGATCGGTATCGTTTTCACCGATGGCACATTGGTGAAGCTCAAGCAGGGTGGTTTGCCGAACGCGATGGCGGTTGCCGCCGGCATGACCGGAAAAATATCCGGCCTGCAACGCTGGCGCGACGACATCATCCAACGCGCGATCTATGGCGTCGCCAAGCGGATCGGCTGCACCGTCGAGCGGCAATGGCAGGCGGAAGGAACGTCAAAAGCGAAAGTGCTGTATGTCGGCCTTGTCCTGCGCGGGAACGCTGGCGCGGACCCCGTAGGAAGGCCCGTGGTGAACGAGGTGGTGGCGGCTGATGGATAACGGGACGTTTCGCGTGTTGACCCCGCCAGAGCCATCGGAGTGGCAGATGCGATGCAGCGGCATCGTCTATCGGCCAAGCAAGGGCAAGGAGCCAAACGGGTTTCACCGCTTGATGCAGCGGCTCGCCTTCGGCTTTCGGTGGGAACGGGTCAATGGTGCTGCGGGACGCGCAGCGGATTCGGGTAACCGGAAGGCAGGAATTTTTGCAGGTCTTTTTTGATGTAGTGCTTCGCGCCAAGGCGGGCGAGCACGTCGAGCATGCGCAGCGTGTAGTCCTGCCAATCGGTCGTTTTGGTCATCGGCAGATAGTTGACGCGGCCAACCTTGTAGAGATCGACAAAGCCGTGCGTGGCCTCGACGATGGCAAGCGAGGCGTCGATGTCGAGCGTCGGCTCAAGTGAAACCCACGTGAAGATTCCGGCCTCGTGAAATTTGCGCAGTGCGGCGATGCGGTCGTCGGGCAGTGCGGCGTTGCGCTCCCATTTTTTTGAAAACCGCTCGTCCAGGGACGTCAGCGTCGAGGCGAACGCATCGCGCTTCGGGCGGAATAGATCGAGATCGCGCAACGCGCGTGATCCGCCCTTGGTCAATGTGCAGATGCCAAGCCCGTGGTCCTGTAGCGTTTCGAGCGTGGCACGGGTGAGGGCGGTGTCGCCGGGATGGTAGGGGTCGGTGGTGAAGGACAGCATGACCTGCCCGGAGAGATTGGCGGCGCGATATTTGACGGCGTCCTTGCGCAGCTTGATCAGGAAATCGGGACGCGGGATCGCGCCCTCGTCAAATTCCTTGCGGGTCATGAACAGGACGTCGGGGACATAGCAGTAGGCGCAGCCGTGGCCGCAGCCGCGATAGGGATTAGAGGCGAGCGGAGAGTATTCGCCAGCCTGTCCGCGCGGCGCGTAAATGATGCTGCATCCCGCGACTGAAACGCCGTCGGGGTTCAGCGTGACACGTGGATTCATTTTTCATTCCGGTGGTTCGAGGTTCGCGATGGCGTACGCACGTTCTACCGACACTTTGTATTTTATCATGAGTTCGAGGGCGAGCACGACAGAGATCGGCACCGGCAATTCGTCGAGCGCCCATCGGCGCACGGTGCGCGGATCGACCTGAAGAAACCGGGCGAGCGCGTTCTGCGACAGCCCTAGTTCTTCGATGATGTCGCGCAACCGGTCGGCGGTCATTTGGCGGCTTGCCTTCTGCGCGTCTCCCACGCCTTGTGCGCGGCAAGCTGGCGCGACGTCATCGCGGGCTTGGTCGCTGGCGCGGGTTTCGGCGCGTGGTAGTGCGGACGGAAACGCTTGCGGAATTTCGGCGTCGTCGTGCGCCCGCGCTTTTCGGCCATCGCGGCGGCGTACATCGAACGCCATTGGTCGGGCGTACGGGCGCGGCGTTCAACGCCGGGAGCGGCGGCGAGCGCGGCGCGGTGCTGGCGGCGGATGGCGGCGTGGATTTCCTCGCCGTCCGAATGCCACGTGCCGGACACGCAATGCGGTCGCGGCTCGGCCTCGGTGTGCGATTTCAGGAACGCGCGTTGACGCGCGAGCACGGCGTCCTCGACGGCGGCACCATAGGCGCGGCGGTCCTCGGCGGAGAGATGGCTAAGACCCTTGCGGGCCATGCGGCGAAATTTCTTCAACGCGGCGCTTTCGATATTGTAGTCGGGACCGAATTGTCCCTTTTGAACTTCAGACACGTAGAACCTTTCCGGGCATTGCTCTGCCCTTGAGCGATTCGTGATTCGGGATGGTAGGGCATACTGCCCTAGCGGACAACAACCGTCGGCCTAGCGGGCCGACGGGTCGCGCTTGATGCGGGTGAGATCGGACAGCGGCACCTCGCTGATCCAGCCGGAGTCCTGCCAGCGCACCGTGACGGTGTAGCCGGTGCGGATCGCCTCGACCCGGCCAACGTGGCGCGGGTCGTCCTTTTGCGAAACGAGATCGCCGCAGGAGAGGCGCATCCAATCGCCACGTTGGCGGTTCATCGTGTGCAAGCCCATACTAGGCAGAGCACCCAGCCGATGAAGGTCCAGCCGAAAAACAGGTTGGCGACACCAATCGCCAGCGTGTTGCGGTGACCGCGATTGGCGGCGACTATCGTCGGCATGAAATAGAGCGCCAGCACGAACAGCGCGAGCAACAGAAATCCGAAAGCAGAGGGTTCCATTTGTAGTCCTTTCCGGGCATGTCGCCCTTGAAGGTGCGGGAGCGCACCGTGACACGGCTCGACTGAGAGCCGTGCTTCGCTGCGCTATTGTTTCGGTTTGTAGTCTCTGGTGATCCACCACAGGACGGCCACCAGAACGACAATCTCAAAAGCGTGAACCAAATCCATCAGTTCACGTTGTAGGGCGACACGTCGAGTTCTTGCAGCGTCGTGCCCTTGGGCTGCGACGCAAACGTGTCGATGACCGTCAGCGGCGGCAGAACGCGGCGCTGCGCCTCGTCACCCGTCAGGTTGGCGGCCTGCGCCGGGGCAATGCCTTCCGCTTTCTTCCAGACATTCGACCAATCGCCCTTGATCACGCCGATGATGGCGAGCGCGATCACGGTGCCGATCACGAAATCGATCAGCAGTTGTTTTTTAGTCATGTTCATTTGAGCCTTTCCGGGCACCGAGATGCCCTTGAACGGTGCAGGAGCGCACCGTGACGCGGCACCGAAATGCCGCGCTTCGCTGCGCTGGTCAGTAGAGAAAGTGAATTGGCCGGTGCCCGCAGATGTAGAAAACGACGGGCACCACGACCACGATGATGATGCTGATCGCCATCA